AAGACCGCCCACACAGTGGCCGAGGAATACATCCGCGATGATGTGCCAGTTCCCCCTGCTTTTGATTACATGAAACCCACGTTAGACGTGCTGAAAAGCATTGAAGGAGAAAAGTTATGCGAGGTGAAGTTGGGGCTGACCAAAGACCTAGAAGCATGCGATTTCAGTGCACCGAATGTATGGTGGCATGGGATAGCCGACTTGGTCATCATCAATCGGGAGAAGGGGATAGCCTATTCTTTGGACTACAAGACAAGCAAGAGTGCGAGGTATGCGGATGTGAAGCAACTGGACATCGTAGCCTGTGGCCTGTTTGCCAAGTTCCCGGAGGTGCAGAAGGTGAAGTCCGGCCTTGTCTTCGTGGTGAGCAAGGAGTTTGTACGGGCTGTGCACCATAGAGAAATGCGGGACAAGTACCTAGAGAAGCCAGCACAAGACGTTGCCCGTATCGAGGCAGCGGTAAAGAACGGGGTGTGGAACCCCATAAGCGGCCCACTGTGCAAGTTCTGTGCGGTAAAGTCATGTGAGTACAACAGGAGTTAATCATGCCCTACGTAAACAAACCCCGCCCCTACAAAAAGGAATACCAGCAACAGCTAGACCGAGGCGAAGAGAAGCCCCGCCTTGAACGCCAACGTGCCCGCACCGAGATGGACAAGAAGGGTGTTGACCGAGCCGGTAAGGACATCGACCATGCAATCCCACTATCCAAGGGGGGCACAAACGCTGCGGGTAATCTGAAGCTAAAAAGCCCAAGTGCCAACCGCTCTTTCTCCCGCAACTCAGACCACACGGTCAAAGTCAATAAGCCCAAAAAATGAACCTATCAGAGTATGAGTGGCCCCGTCCACACGGGTTCACCCCGTTTGCGCATCAGAAGTTAACAGCCGAGTTCCTATTAGCAAACCCCAAAGCTTTTTGCTTCAACGAGCAGGGTACAGGTAAGACAGCATCAGTGATTTGGGCCGTGGACTATCTCATGCAGATAGGGCTGGTGAAACGAGTGTTAGTGGTGTGCCCCCTGTCCATCATGAAGTCAGCGTGGCAGGGTGACCTATTTAAGTTTGCGTTGCATCGCACCGTTGCGATAGCTTATGGCAGCGCAGATAAGCGCAAAGAAATCATCAGGGGCAATGCGGAGTTCGTCATCATCAACTTCGATGGGGTCGGCATCGTCAAGAAGGAAATCCTTGAAGGCGGCTTTGACCTTATTGTGGTGGACGAGGCATCCGCATACAAGAACGCACAGACGACACGCTGGAAAATCATGCGTGACCTGAACAAAGCCATTAAGGGCCTGTGGATGCTGACGGGTACACCCGCTGCGCAATCTCCTGTGGATGCTTACGGACTAGCTAAGTTGGTCAACCCCAAGGCTGTGTCGCCGTTCTTTGGGCAGTTCAAGGACACGGTGATGACCAAGGTGAGCATGTACCGCTGGGTTCCTAAGCCCAACGCCAAAGACATCGTGCACAAGATTCTTCAGCCAGCTATCCGGTTTGAGAAGAAGCAGTGCCTTGACCTACCTCCGGTTGTTTTTGCCGAGCGGGATGTGCGGATGTCGCCGCAACAGCTTAAGTACTACAACACCCTGAAGAAGCAGATGCTTATCGAAGCCGACGGGGAAGAAGTGAGCGCGGTCAACGCTGCGGTACAGATAAGCAAGCTACTGCAAATTGCCGGTGGTGCGGTGTATACCGACAAGGGCGAAGTCATCGAGTTTGATGTAAGCAGTCGGCTGAACGTGGTGCAGGAAGTCATCGAAGAGTCGAGCCACAAGGTGCTGGTGTTCGTGCCCTTTACTCACACCATAGAACTGCTGGAGAAGCACCTAACCAAGAACGGCATAACGTGTGAAGTCATCAACGGAAGCGTCAGTGTCAACAACCGCTCCGACATCGTTAAGCGGTTCCAAGAACAACCCGCAACCAAGGTGTTGCTCATTCAACCACAAACCGCATCTCACGGGTTAACCCTGACTGCGGCGAACACAATCGTCTGGTACGCTCCCTGTACAAGCGTGGAAACCTACCTACAAGCTAACGCACGTATTGACCGTCCCGGTCAGGTCAACAACATGACCGTAGTGCACGTCACGGGCAGTCCGATTGAGGCCAAGATGTACCGCATGCTGCAAGGTAACATCGAAAACCACAGCAAAATCATAGACTTATACCGCCAAGAAATTTCTACAGAAACACGTTGACAATGTCAAAAGTTATGGTATAGTTCTTTTCGTGGGGGTTGGTTTCGGCTTGTTGCTGTGATAGACGGAGCCGCTAGAAAAAGCCAGCCCCCACACCTTAACTAACCATAGGAGTAAACAATGAAACGCACTATTGCAATCATCGCCGCCGCTTGCGCACTCGTCGCTTGTGGTAGCAAAGAAGTTAGCTTTGCCTCGTTGGAGGAAGCCAAGGGCACAGCGCGTGAGAACGCAATGTGGAACGCGCAACGCTATCGGCAGGAGAACATCCTGTACAAGGGCTGGGACATCATTGGCCGGGGTGACTCGACTCAGGACAACGCATGCCCCCAAGGTGATGGCTGGGCCACGCTGGAGTTTGTGAACCCTGAGAAGACCAAGCTCGTCAAGGTCAAGTGTTCTACTGTGTCGGGCAACACTGGCTGCTTAGAGGATGGCGACTTTAAGACCAAGCCGTTTGCGTCCGAGGACGGTCACTGCCAGCCCATCAATAAGGTTCCCTACCCACTGCCCAAGGTGGCGAAATGATGGTACTGGACATTCTCATTGGCTTGGGCATGTTGGTGTTTGGCGCAGTGTGCTGGACAGCGGGTGTTACCTACGGTCGCCTGACCATCCGTAAATAATTTTCTACAGGAGTAAACAATGGACGAAGCAGTTCAGGGGGAATCAGCCCCCGTTGATATGGACAAGCTAGCTGCCGTGTACATCAAAATACGCGACAAGCGGGCTACGGCCAAGAGAGAGTTTGACGAGAAAGACAAAGGGCTCGAAGAGCAGATGCAGTTGATCGCAGATGAGATGCTTGAAGCATGCAAGCGCATCGGAGCCGACAGCATCAAAACCCCACACGGCACAATCATGCGTTCAGTTAAGTCACGGTACTGGACAAACGATTGGGATTCTATGTACACGTTCATCGAAGAACAGGGTGCATTTGGCCTACTGGAGAAACGACTTCATCAGACAAACATGAAGGACTTCCTTGCAGAGAATCCCGACTTGTATCCCGTTGGTCTCAACGTGGAGAATTCTTACACCGTGGTAGTTAGACGTTCAAAGGAAAACTGAAAATGAGTAATGCGTTAAATGCAGATGAAATTCTGCGTGTTCAAGCTATGGAGATGGCAGTGAAACTCTGCCTAAAGGACTTCGACCAAGATGCGGTCTTGCTTGCTCAAGCAATCTATAAATTTTTCAAAGGAGAAGTAAATGAGTAATATCGCTCTGCTCAACCAAGACCTCCCCGACTTCCTGCAAACCGCTGGGGTCAGTGAGCTTACAAAGCAACTTGCTGGTCGTACCGGCGTCAAGCGCATCGTGCCTAAAAATGGCATCTTCCGCAAAGTAGTCGGCGGCGAAGAGATGGGTAAAGTCAAGGGTGACCTCAACATCATCGTGGTCAACGCATCACCCAAAGTCGGGCGTATCTTCTACGTCAAGCAATGGAGTCCTGATGCCGAGCCGACCGCACCTGACTGCTTCTCCAATGATGGCACTGCGCCTGATGCTGGTTCGGCGAATCCCCAAGCTGACCGCTGCGATAGCTGCCAGCAGAACATCAAGGGTTCGGGCATGGGCAACTCCAAGGCATGCCGCTACTCGCGCCGCATTGCTGTGACGCTGGAAGAGGACTTTGGTACTTCGCTTGAGGGCGAGGTCTATCAGATGAACTTGGCTTCCAAGTCGCTGTTCGGTGATAGCGTCGGTGACAACACCCATCCGTTTGAGAGCTACACCAAGTACCTTGCTAACAACGGCAAGAGCTTGGACTACGTGGTTACACAGATGAGCTTCAACGAGGACAACGACAACCAGTCGGTGTTGTTTACCCCTGTGCGGTTCATCAACAAGCATGAGCATGGTGTTACGAGCAAATTGGCAGCAGACCCTGTGGTGCAGAAGATGGTCACCATGACCCCGTATCAAGCCGACGCATCAGCCCGTGCACCCCGACTGGAAGCGCCAGTACGTGTAGCTGAGCCACCGAAAGCCCAAGCCCCGGCTAAGGATGAACCGCCCTTTGAGGAACCAAAGAAGCGCGAGTCCAAGAAAGCAGCCGAGCCGGTTGCCGCAGTCAAAAAGTCCTTGGATTCTGTAGTGGCAGCTTGGACTGACGAGGAATAAAGCATGAGTTATGGTTACAGCCAAAGATTAGTGGACGCCAACAAAGGGGCCGACGCTAAATCTTTGGGCGTAACCTTGGGTCGCCTATGTATCAAGCATGGGGTGCCTGTTAGTGAGGTAGCGAGATACCTGAACGTAAGTCGGATGACGGTTTACAACTGGTTTTGGGGAGTAACTACCCCCACCGCTTCCATGAACAACAGCCTCTTTAGTTACATAGAAAAGCTCAAGAAGCGCAAATAGTACATGTCCAACTTCGACTTGCTGGATGCGGTTCTTCCCGTAGGGGGAAGGTACTGCGTGTTAGGGATTGGTAGGTACGTAGACCAGCAATTTGCAGACACACGAGAAGAGGTTGACAAGCTAGTTGAGAAGTTTGTAGAGCGCAAAGTTGATGTGTATTTTGGGTGCGCCAAGTACGGCCCCCTGAACAACCGCACACACGAGAACGCCACTTACTTCCGCGCACTGTGGATGGATATTGACTGCGGCCCCACGAAGGCCGAGCCCGATGAAAAGGGCAGGGTCAAGGGTTACATCGACCAGCAAACTGGGCTTGTTGAGTTTCAGAAGTTCTGCAAGGTTGTCGGCCTACCAAGGCCAATCCTAGTGAGTTCCGGTTACGGGATTCATGCCTACTGGCTGCTTGAAGAAACGGTATCCCGCGCAGAGTGGGAACCGCTATCGGGTCGGCTACGTGAGTTGTGTGTAGAGAAGAGTCTCATCGTTGATTCGTCGGTGTTTGAAGCATCACGAGTCCTACGTATCCCCGGCACATACAACTTCAAGAACGAAGAGCCAATGCCTGTAGAGGTGTTGAACTCCGATACTGTGCGCATCCCGTATGCGCAGATGAAAGAGTTGCTGGGCGCACCTGACCCCAAGCCTGAGAAGCCTGACTTCATTCCAAGCTCTATGAGCCCGATGATGGAAGCGTTGATGGCAAACAAGGTCAAGCGGTTCAAAACCATCATGATGAAGTCGGCCAAGGGCGAAGGCTGTAACCAACTGATTCATTGCTTTGAGAATCAAGCAACCCTTGAGGAACCACTGTGGCGTTCAGCCTTGTCGATTGCTGCGTTCTGCGTAGACAAAGACAGTGCTACCAAGAAGATGTCAGACCAGTATCCCGGCTACGACCCTGACGAGGTTGAAGTCAAGGTACACAATCTGCTGACCAAGGGTGGGCCGCACCACTGCACTACGTTTGAGAAACAGAACCCCGGCGGGTGCGATGGCTGTGCGCACAAGGGCAAAATTAAATCCCCGATTGTGCTGGGGACAGAGATAGAGGAAGCCGACGATGAAGACAATGAAGTGGTTGTTGAGGTTGAAGAGGGTAAGCAGGTAACCGTAAACATACCTGAGTATCCATTCCCATTTTTTCGTGGGAAAAACGGCGGGGTTTATAGACGCGCCGACGATGAAGAAACAGACCCTTTGCTGGTCTATGAACATGATTTTTACGTGGTTAAACGTATGCGTGACCCTCAAGCGGGCGAAGTCATATTGTTTAGGCTGCACCTGCCACACGATGGCATCAGAGAATTTTCCATATCCACCGCAGCTATATCGTCCAAAGACGAGTTGCGCAAAGCACTGGCCCAGCAAGGAGTCATGGCCCACCACAAGCAGTACGAGAACCTCGCTGTCTACGTGGTGACTTTTGTTAAGAACATGCAGTACACAAAGAAAGCGGACATTATGAGAACACAATTTGGTTGGGTAGAGAACGATAGCAAGTTCATCATGGGCGACAAAGAGATTACCAAGGACGGTACGTTCTACAGCCCACCGTCAGAGGCAACGGAGTTCTTCGCCGAGAAGATTCACGCCAAGGGCACTATGGAGAAGTGGAAGGAGGTGTTCAACCTGTACGCCCTGCCGGGGATGGAGCCGCATGCATTTGCTGCCCTCACTGCGTTCGGTTCGCCGCTGATGAAATTCACGGGTTTGGATGGGGCAATCATCAACGTCATCTATGAGATGGCAGGGTCGGGGAAGTCCACCATTCTGCGTATGTGCAACAGTGTGTATGGCCAACCTAAAGAACTGATGGCGATTGAGAAGGACACGTTGAACGCCAAGATGCAGCAGCTTGGGGTGATGAACAACCTGCCCAACACCATCGACGAGATTACCAACATGACGAGCGCGGAGTTCTCCGACTTGGCCTACGGCATCAGCCACGGGCGGGGCAAGAACCGGATGCGGGGCAACGTCAATGGTCTACGCCTCAACAACACCTCATGGAACAACATGACCTTGGCCTCGGCGAATTGCAGCTTCTACGAGAAGCTGGGTGAGTTGAAGAACACACCGGACGGTGAGTCTGTGCGTCTGCTGGAGTACAAGATTGAGCCCAACGACGTAATCGGCGTAGCTGTCGGCAAGCAGATGTTTGACCACCAACTGAACGAGAACTACGGCCACGCTGGAGAAATTTACCTCAGCTTCTTGGTCAACAACCTTGAGTACTGCCAAGACCTAGTGCGCAAAGTACAGGCCCGCATCGACAAGGAAGTCCAGTTCACCTCACGGGAACGCTTTTGGTCTGCGCAGTCGGCATGCAACATTGCCGGTGGCTTGATTGCCAAGGAGTTAGGACTGCACGACTACCACATGGGCAATGTGTACGGCTGGTTGAAGGGCATGCTGGGCGAGATGCGCGTCGATGTGAAGCCCCCTAGCCTGTCCCCCATCTCTACGCTGGGTGAGTTCATTAACGGGCACATCTACAACACGCTGGTGGTCAACGGGGAAGTCGATTCTCGAAGTAACCTGTCGGCGCTGCCGACGCTGGAGCCACGAGGGGAGTTGCTCATACGCTACGAACCGGACACCAAGCACCTCTACATCTCGGCCAAGCAGTTCAAGGGTTTCTGCGTCAAGCAGCAGACGGGCTACAAGGAGCTACTGAGGAAGCTGACCGACCTAGGGATTTTCCTAGAGGCTACCAACAAGCGCATGTCCAAGGGCATGAAGATTGTGTCCCCTGCTGTGCGCGTTTTGAAGTTCGACACTTCTGCCGACGAGACCCTACGGGTAGAAGCCATATTGGGCACAGATGAAAATCGAGACAGTAGCGTACAGAGTTGACTGGTCCAAGTTCCGCAAGGGCTATTCATTTTTCATCCCCTGCATCGACCACAAGGCGGCGCGGGCTACGTTGGCTGTAGTCACAAAGCGGCTGAAGATAACCACCATCACCAAGGTGGTCATCATGGATGGAGTGAAGGGCTTGCGGGTCTGGAGGACTTGAGCTACACTGATAGCGTTTGCTCCTCCTTGGAAGTGGTACTTCCCTTACCCCCGGCCAAAAACCGGGGGTTTTTTATTTTTTGCGCCCTTTTGCCTCGGCTTCGTCGGCAGCTATCCTAGACGGCATTACCACTTCAGAGAACAACCCTACATTTTTCTTAGTAGGCACAAACCCTTGCCAAGCTATGCCGCGTTGTTCTGCGCGTTTTTTCAACGAGTCAATTATGTTTTCCGCATCAATTCCGTACGTTGGGTAGCGCCCGTTGAAGTCAATTATCTTGTCAAGGTACTTGTCGTAGCCATCAAAATTTTCATTCCTGTACTCACGGTCTAGGTTGTTCAAAAGTTGGGTGCGCTCGTTGAGGATGCGCTTCTCCAAACCAATCACTTTGAAGTTTACGTATTGCGTGTTAGTCAGCAGGTCTGACCGGAAGCCAACTGATTGCCCAATCAACAGTCCGGTATTGAAAGAGTCTTTGGACAAGAGTTCCGCGCCCTTGTTGTCCTTGGCCCCTTGGGTAGCTAGTTCGTGCGCGTTGACAAAGTTGCGGAACCCAGCGGGGACCCACTTCTTTACCGCCTTAGCGTAGTCTCCTTGCATAGCGGCATCCGCACCATCGGCTACAGACAAAATCATGTTTGCTGCGGGACCAGCTTTTTCCAAGGCAATAGCAGTTGCACTTTCCCGTAAGGTAGCTGTCTCTTTTGTATCTCTAAGCCAAAGGTTGTCTAGGCTGGTGCGCCCTGCAATGTCCAGTCCGGTAATGGCATTTGCAAGCCCACGATCAACCAGCGTGGACAATTTGACCCCACCAATCTGTACTTCGCCAAGCAGGTCATCTAGGCACTTGGTACGGAACCAAAACCCAAAATCCATGTCCCGTACTTCTTCAGGCCAATCGTCGTCCTTCATCTGCCCCCATGCAGCACCCAGCATGCCCATGACGGTGCTAAATAACGGGAGACCCGCAGCGCCAGCAAGGATGAATGTAGTGCCGAGCGTGCCAAAGAACTTCTGCGCAGCCTCTGCCCGGTCTTTGCCGTTCATCGGAGCAACCATAGCTTTGAAATTGGTTACTAAGAACGATGTGGTGTGTAGCGGATACATCATAAATTGGGTCAGCACCTTGCCGCCAAGCCCATTCATAAACGCAGGTCGGTTGTACTCGCCGTAGTTACCTAGGGCTGCGTTGGTGTCCATAACTGCTTGGTCCACCGCACGACTGAAATTCCCATGTTCTTTCATGTTGAGGTTGAAAGAAGCCATGAACATGGCCTCACGGGATAGCTTCTCTGATGTATTCATCAGACCACCAAACACCAGCGCATCCACAGTGCCCTTGGCCACCTTCATATTTGGCGACCGAAGCTTGTCGGTAGGGGTAGCCTTGTAGTTGAAGACCGCGCCCGCTTGTGTAGCCGAAAACAAGTCCATAGCCTCGGCAGCTTTGTACGCTCGGCGTTGCTGTGGAGTCAGCCCTTTTGCATACTCCATAGATGGCATAACCCAAGACTTGGTTCCATCAGCATTGGTTTTGTAGATACCGACTTGGTTCCACACCTTGAGCATTCCAGCAATTTCTTTGGTTGCGTTAAATGCGCCGTAACGAGCAAGTACAGGCAGGCCAGTTTGAAAAATGCTCAGTGGTTGCAACAGCGCAGATGACGCGCCGCTCAAGTAGTAGATGAACGAAGCCTTGTTGAGTCCGCTAACAACAGAGGATGCCGTGGATTGCTGCTTAGGTGCTATTGCCGCATCTACACGTTCCTTCATCTCATTCACAAAGGGCTCAAACTGCAACCGCCCCTGAATAGAGTCTTCTGCCGCCGACAGTGCATTGCGCAGCATGGGGGAGTACTTGATACGCGCCAACTGGGTTGCCATCTTTGCCGACGTATGCGCTACGTTACGCAGCACGTCTACACGGAAACCAGCCACACCCTTACGATGAATAAACTGTTTACGGAAAGCTTGGTCGGGCATCGTTTCTAGGAATGCTTGATAAATGGCATCCTTCAACTCGCTGTTTGCCTCGGCACTTCCCAAGTCCGTGTTGTCGATGGCGTTGAACACATCGGTGAGCATTTTGTTGCTACCTTGGGAATACGACTTTTCACGTAATGCACGGATGTTGTCGCCCATTTCAAAAGTGCTGTCTGCTACAAGCTCACCCAGCTTGTCGTCAATGCGTTTGTTCCATTGGGCTTCGGTCTCATTAGCCCCACGCAGTAGTTGGTCGGCAGCAAACTCCCGCGCCGCATTGTCCCGCTCTGCTGCGGTCTCGGCCATGAAGAATGTGCGAGTAGACCCAGACCCCATAGACAACCAGAAATCACCTTCACGCACAAGAGGGAAGTACGGATTGATTTTGCCGCCTTGCTCAAAGACCGCTCTGATTTTCTTCATCAGATTCGCTTGGTCAACAAGGTTTGATGTGGAGCTAGCTACTTGGTCATCCAGCAACTTAGATAGGTACTTAGACAGCCCATCAAAGTGGTCACGGATGCGTTTGTATATACGCTGCCCTTCAGGGCCAAGGTCTCTCCATAACTTATCCAGTTTTTCGCTACGCTCGGCAGTGTCAATGGTGCCGGGGTCTACTTCAGCAAGGGTAGCTACAGAGGTGATTTTGTCCAGCTTGGCCCGCAGTGTTGGGTCTGCACGGAAAGCCCGTTCGACTTCATTGGTCAGTTCCCCGGCGGTCTTGAGCAAGCCGTTGGTCATACCCGCCATCTTCTGCATCAGCTTGTACGTAGCCTGAAGCTGTGGCACTTCTTTCCGTACCCAGTCAACCAAGAACGACGTAGGAGGCAGCTTTACTAGCAGCCTGCGTTGCGCAGCCGTGGCCCGGTTCCACACTTGTTTCAAGATAGGGACTACCTTGCGGGGGTCTTGCGCCATCTGCGCTGCGGACACACCTTTAGCCGCCTCTTGAGCCTTGGCCGACTCTTCAAATTTGAACTCGGCCTTCTTTACCGCAAGGTCAACTTCCTTTTGACTGCGCACAGCATCAGTGGTTTCCTCTTCAGAAACGTCAAAGTCTTCGTCGCCCTCTTCTTCGGTACGGCTAAAGCTTGTATCACCGCCCACCGCACGGTTGACGCGTTCACTTTCTACAAAGTTGCGGGCAGGAAGGATGTAGTTGGCAATCAGGTCGTTGTTGTTCAGCTTCAGGTCAAGGCCAATAGACCGTAACCCACGACGCACAGCAGCAATAGCCCGTTGCACAATACCCATATTGGGTTTGGTAGCAGCTAAGTTAGCCAGTATTTCTTCAGCCGCCTCGGTTACATGTTTAGGGTTGCTAAAGTCAAGGCCATACTTTTCAGCCAAGGCTTGCATTTCTTTTGGGAAATCCCGTGCAACTTGTTCCAGTATGGGCTTCAGTCCTTTGCCAAAAACTCCACGCAGGCCGTAATGTCCGAGTGCTTCATGCAGCAATGTCTCTACGACATCTTTTGTGCTGGTCATCTGGTCGGCAAAAATGTACACCTTGCCTTTGTGGAGCACGCCATTAGCCACGCCTGTAGCCCCACGCGCTACAGCTTGACGGTCAGCCTCTTGCAACTCAATTGGCACAGCCGGGTCATTGATGCTCTCTGCTACCACCACTTCCGGTGCGTTCTTCCAACGTGCTTTGATGGTTTCAATGATTGCAGTGACCTTGGCCATGCCAATAGAAGGTCGTGGCTTTTTACCCTGCCGCATAAACCGGGGTTTGCTAGCCTGTGCAACGACAAAGTTGTAAGCCATCTCCAACCCAGCTTCATGGGCTTCTGATTCAGGGTCTTTGGCCGACTCGGTAATAGTGTCCAAGTGGCGCTTTGCGTCCTTGCGGATGCCCAAAGGGAACCGAGGTGAGTCGATGATTTCCTGAAGTGCGCCAGCAATTTGCTTTTCAATGGGTGCAGTATCTACATCACCTGCACGGGCTTTGGCTGCTTCATCGCGCTCGGCAGCTTCGGCTGCGGCTACCTCTTCTGCCGTGGCCTTTTCTTCCTTAGCAATGCGGTCTTCCTCAGCCTTGCGCTTCTTCTCTTCTGCCTCAAAGTCCTTAACCTTTTTACGGTCGGCCTTTTCCTTTGCTTCTTCCGCAGCAATCTGTTCGCTAATGGACGGGCCAGTAGCTTTTGTGGGGAAAGCAGGTTTTTTGGCCCCAATGTAGCCCGCGTAGCCCGGCTCTTCGGGTGCTTCTGGCTCGATAGCAATATCAGCCTTGGGCTCTTCGGCCTTGGCTTTTTCTTCCGCAGCTTTGGCTTCAGCGTCAGCCTTGGCTTTTTCTTCCGCAGCTTGGTCTGCCTCTTGTTCCGCTTCTTCTGTAAGCTCGTCGACGCGCTCGTCTACTGCATCGTCTCTAGCGGTTTCAAGCTGGTCACGCATTATGTCGAGCACGTCATCAGCAGTCTGCTCACGGTCACTCAAGGCTTCTTGGATGTCACTGATGTCATCGAGTACGCCATTTTTCTCCAGCTTAAACATGAAGGGGCGTAGTTGTGCCTTGGTCTCAACCCGGTCACCGTCTTCAATGCGGCGCAGTGCCTCGCCAATAGGCCCAGCGTCTATTTCAGCTTCAGCCTTCTCCCGAAGAGCTTGTTCTTGCTTCTCGTCTTTTTCTCTCTCAGCCCTTGCGTCGGCTTTGGCTTTTGCTTCGGCATCGGCCTTGGCTTTTTCGCTAATGCGCAAGTTGTTGGCTTCTACGTTAGCCTTGGCTCTTGCCTCAAATTTTTCTTCAGCGGTAGGTTTTTTTGTTTCAACTACCGGAGCAGGGGTCTCCGCAACAGGCTCTTCAACCGCAGGGGTCTCCGCAACGGGTTCTTCAACTACCGGAGCAGGGGCAAGTTTTTCAGTGAGTTGGCGCTTTAGTTGGCCAAGTTCATCCAGACGCGTACGCTTAGTCGTACCCTTTTTAGGGAACCGTCCGTCTTTGCCGAGCAGGGTAGCCCCTTCTGTTTCGATGTCAGCAAGGTGCTGTTGGATTTCAGCCGGGTCGGTTGCAGCGGCAGCAGTAGCTACATCAACCTTGACGCCTTGGGCTACTGGGGCTGCGGGTGCTTTTTGTTCTTGCGTTTCTGTTTGCTTGGCTTCAGCTTTGGGGTTTAATGCCTCTGCTACTTTAGCGCCAAGGATTTGTTTTTCTTTGCCACTGGAGGACAACCAATTCTGCAAAGCACTTACAACAGGCGCTGGCAAATTAGGATACATAGCTGGCAATTCAGCAGCGGAAAATACGTTAGGTCGCCCATCGTATTTTTTGCCCTCCGCGTAAAATGTATTCCCAGTACCGTCGGATTTTCTTACAAGAAATTGGGGTTTACCGCCATTGTTGCTAAGTTCAAATTGTGTATCGCCTTGGTTGAATTGGAGATGCGGGTCACCTGACCCAGCATCGCCTCTATAAGTAAAAGCGGGCGCAGGGGGTTTAACTACTGCGGCTGCGGGTGCTTTTTGTTTTTGCGTTTCTGTTTGCTGGGTTTGAGCGGCTTGAGCGCCACTTGGGGTTTTTTCTATTTTGGTTACTAAGTTGTCAATATTCCTACGTACAGTAGTCAACGTACTAGGCGTACCGTTTTCTGCTGGATTAAACCCCGCATTAATAGCATCTATATGTGCGCCAGTAGAAGAAACACGCGGATGCGTGTCATTAGAACGTATATCTCCAATTTGTTTGTCAAGCGTTTGCGCAGCGTCACGCAATGCGGGGCTACCATAGTAGTCCACCATTTCTTTGCCACCGGTTTTATTTATCCACCCATCATTGCCAATACCAAAAAATGGATACCATTTACCAGCAGGAACATCAACTTTTCCACCGCTGCCTGTGCTTAAATAAAACGGTACTTGTACACCGTTTACATTTACTAATACAATTTTTCTTCCGTTGTAGTCGATGATGTTGCTTTCACCGGAACTACGTTGCAATGGTTGCCCTGCCCCCGCAAACGAAACTGTTTCGTACGGGATAGTTGTTAAACTAAGGTTGGTTCCTTCACTTAGTGCAGCGGGTTCAGGTGTTTTTCCTGCATCAGACACTCCAGCATTCGGTTCAACAGGAACCACTCCATCTCGTGCAGGTGTTTCAGGTCCTCCGGGGGCTTCTGCTCCGGGCTCACTAACCACGCTAGCGCGCTTTCGACTTGGCTTGGGCTTAGTTCCTGTAACATCTAGTGCTCCTTGCTCTTTTGCAAGAGCGTCGTTTTCAAGTTCATCCGCAATCTGTTGGGTGGCCGTAGCATACGCTTGATTGGGCTCCATGCCAGCAGCAATGAGTTCTTGGGCACGGGTCTTTACGGCAGTGTCGGTTGGCCCTGCTGCCATCTTACGGTTACGCTCATCTTCCGCAGCTACTTCGTCTTCAGCAAGACGGGCTGCATCTTCTTCGTTTCCAATGACTTGCGCTAGCTCTTGCGTGCGTTTAGCAACGCGTTCTTGTCGAGCCTGTTGTGCTGCCGCAGGGGGTGGCGGTGGGGTTTGTGTTCCACCGGGAGGAGGTGGGGGGGCTTGTGTTCCGCCGGGAGGAGGTGGAGGAGCAGTGGCGGCTTCAGGGGTTTGGCGTCCTTGTAACAAACCAACAGTGCTACCCATACCAAAACCACCTAGGCCTGCTTGTGCAGCAGTTGCCCCCAAGCCCTGAGTCAAACTTTGCTCAGGGTTAACCATACGAGCAGCTATGTTCTGTACACCTTGACCGCCAACCTCTTCAACTATTTCACCGGGGGACTCTTTCACTCCACCTACAACGGCTCCAGCAACACGGCCCAGCTTGCCTTTTTCTCCAGCAAGCGCACGCTCCATAGCCTGTGCACCGGGCAAGCGTTGAGCCAGCAAGGAAATGACCGCGCCCGCAACACCAGCGGCTCGGGCTTTGTTTATAGTTTGTTCTGCGGCCTGTTCTGGGGAAACGCCTTTGGCTATCAGTGCGTCATAGACCTGCTTGTAAGCACCAACACCTACGTCTGTACCTTGTTGTACTGCTCCAGTACCTACGGAAGCTGCTGCACCGCGTTTAACCGCCGACTCAGTAGCTTTCTTTACGGCTACACCAAGCGCCTTCTCAGCAGCTTGTTTTGCTGCCACAGTGGTTGCTGCTTGTGCGGCAACTTGCAATGCCTTAACTTCCGCTGCTGCTGCTGGCCCTACTCCGGGTATGAATGCCGCAATTATGGACGGGATAGAAGCGGGGGCTTGCTCAGCTAAGAACGCACCCAACTGCATGGGGTCAGTCCCAGATTCATAAAGCTGTGTTTTGAACGCCGCCCACTGCCCACCAGTCTTTTCTGCTTCTTGAACTTTCCTTGCAGTCTCGGCTTCACGACGTTTTAGCTCCGGGGACTTCAGCGTTTTCGCATAGTCCTGCATCTCTTTACCAACACCTTGCATTCCGGTTGTAGCAAAGTCCTTATCCTTGATTGCACCTGTAGCCAACCCGTACAACTGACCGGGAAACTGAGCAAGTTGCCCAAGACCGGATATAGCACTAGCGCCTATGTCGGTAGCAGCTTCACCCCAAGTACGTTCGCCTTTTTTTGCGGGGGCAACGGCAGGAACGGCAGTTTTTTTGCCCCCGTCAAGTGCAGTTACGGTTTTACCAAAGTCTTGTTCAGCACGGGTTTGTACTGCGGCAGGAGTAATGTCATCAGGTGCGCCCTTGTAAACATGGGACGAACCGTCATCAAACGTAACGGTGATGTCTCGTGCCATTACGGCTCCTTATTACCAATTACTTACTGATGGCCCACCTGTGGGGGCAGGACGAGCACCACTTGCGGCAGGCTTGCGTTGGTTCGTCCTATAGCCTTGTTCCACACTTCTATCTGATTCAGCTTCCATTCTTTTCTTCACGTCAGAGGGAGCGCGGTTGTACTCCCTATTGAGAAGTAACGCCTCTCTAGCTTTTATTTGTGCAGCTTGAATGTCTTTTGCACTGGTATTACCCAAACCTACTTCTGTCAACCCCGCTTTAGTTGGCCCAACGTCGCTAGTTTTCCATGCAGCCGCAGCTTCTATAGCTGCTTGTGCGGCGGCTTGTTTAGCGGGGTTTTTAGGGTCTAGCTTAGCAGCAAGTATCGCCGCGTTCAAAGCATCGTAACCTTTTGGTGCCCCACCACCTCCGCCACCTGTAGACCGGTATGGTTTTGCAGCGGCGGCAACGGCGGCGGCAATCTGACCCTGTTTCAGCAGTACATCGACTCTTTCTTTGTCGCCTTCACGCAGAGCTTTAGCCAATTCAGCTTCACGAGCAAGAGCTTCTTTGCCGAGGCCCATGCGTTCCTTACGGCGCTCGCTAGCAAGCTGGAATAAGCCTTCAGCAGAAGCACGCTTACGCGCTCTGGATTCTTTAAGGGTTTGCCCGTAGGATGAACCAGCAGCCCCAAGTGCATTACCAGCAGCCCTTGCAAAGTCATTCCCTTGGAGCAATGCCGCTGCGCCTTGCATTGCAGCTAGTCCTTTACCCTCGGACAACATATTTGCATCTTCGGTATCAAACCCTTTCAATGTCTTTTCATAGTCGGCATAAGGGTCAGGGCCACCCATTTCTTGGGCTTGCTTAAAGTAGGCTTCAGCATCAGCCGCTTGCTCTTCACGGCTGCGGCCTTTTGATGGTTGGAAGTTACTCAGTGCAGCGTTATACCCCAGTGCATTTTGCAGTGCTTGGCTGTACAGCGCAGGATTACCCGGAGCATAAGAACCCGGAACAGAACCACCATCATCAAAAGCAACCACGCCGCCGTGAGCCATGTTGTAAGCACCGGCAAGTCCGCCCCGCTCAGAAGCACGGGTAGCAAGTTCAAGTTGCGCCGCTTGGAGCTCGGCTGCGCTAGAGGGACTCTGAATAATTTGCTTCAGTTGTTCATCGGTCAGCTTATCTACCGCATCGGCCATTTGGTTCTGGTCGTTCATCGCGTTGATATCACCGCCCCCAGCATAGCTATCTACTTGCCCGCCATCAGCAAACATGCCCAACTGTTTTGCGCCATACGCGCCCATACCCAAAGCACCAATAGTCTGCAATGTTGACGGGGGAGCTTGATATATCTGCGCAGTGGACTGCTGACCCAACGGTAAGCCGCGAATCAAGTCAGACATAAAACCAATCTGCTTGTACGGGTAGTTCTGTTGATTCATAAAGTCTTGATACCCAATGTCTAGACCTTTTTGCGCTTGCGCTTGTTGCTGATTGCCGTATTGGTTCTGCAACTGATTGATAGCCACATCTTGGGTAATACCTTGACGGAACTGATTTGCAGCTTGGTCGTACGCAGCTTGGGAACCCTGCGCTTGAATTTGATTCATTTGCTGGCCAAGGTTGCGCTCACGTTCCGCACGCATGATGGCATCGCGGCCACCTCCAAAAGCACCGGCCTGAGCAGCTTGCGCTTGTTGTTGCGTACCCATGATTCCCGACTGCCGAGCAGCCTCTTGCTTTTGCACGTCCACCACATTCTGCATGTAGGGAGACATGTACGCGCTCATGTTTTGCTGGAACGCCTCTGGCCCAGCCGACATGTTTGAAGCCGCTGTTTGGGCTTGCTCTTGCATGGGGGCAAACCCAGCAAGCCGGGGTTGGGTGTAAGTCTGGTACGGATTTTTGTTGATGTCCGTCAGGTTGCCTGCGTTTGCCAGCGTATCTTTAGCGTAACCCTTAGCCCAGTCTGGAAGTTCAGTGGAACTTACTGTAGTGTTTTGGGGGGTAGAACTACCACCTCCACCGCAAACTAAGCCGCCATCGGCCTTACGATACGTTGCGGAGTCCCCAAGGGGCTCACCCATTGCATATAGTTGCCGACGAGAGTAGCTCATACCTTCTCCAGAATCTTTGTAAATAGCTTGTCAGTAAGCTTGTACCCGAGGTACTCAAACAGATGCGTGTTGTCCATGTGGATTTTCGTGTGCATGATTATCCTATGGATACCTTCTTTTTTAAGCACGTCTTCAGCAAACTGAAAAAGACGGATTCCTACTCGACCCTTGCGGTGTTCCTTCTTCAAGAAATAAATATCCTCAAAGGCAGTCATACACGACCGGTAGTGCAGGTGTGGGTGCACTATAAAAATCGCGTACCCAATCAGCTCATTATCCTCTCGAACCGTAATGCAGCGCAACATCCCAGCCACATGAAGCCGTCCGTACGCCTCGTAGTCGGGCATAAGCGGAAAGTCCTTGGTAACGCACAACTCATCATAGTGCTCAGGCAAGACTCCCTTTAACGCCTCAATGAACTCGGCGGGGTCTTCGGTCTGATATGTTACCGTCATGCGGGCAAGTACTTGTCGGCGCGGCTATTCACCGCGACTTTGCCTTTACCTACAGACTTCTTGCGCCCAGCTTGGATTCGGTCCATCATGGCGTACAGTTTACGTGCACCGGCCTCTGTAGAGCCATTGCCAATTTCGGAGACGATACGGGCGGGAATCACGAATTCACCGTCGGCCAACCGAGCAGGGCGTCCCTTACCAATAGTGGCTGGAATTGAATCGGACACACCATCACCGGGGCCCTTGAGCAACCGGCCACCGTCCGAGTACGAACCTAGGTTGTAGGGGTCGGAAACACCGCCATCCGCATACATTTGTGGGGGATGAAAGCTGTATTTACCACTTTGAAAAAACGGCTGGGGCGGGCGTAGATTACCGCGCACGTTACCACCACGGGCCATACGTTCTGAAATCATTCCACCGTGTGCAATACCGTTATAACCCTCACCTTGCTCGCCTTTATCGCCTAGCGGATTATCTCCACTGGTATCAGGTGAACCTTGAGGCCCTTCATCAGCACTTGGGGCTGGTGGTTCTGCTTCCGTTACTGGGGCTGGATACCGACTTAGTAAACTTTGTATTTCTCTAGTGTTTTCAGCCGCAATACCTTCCGGGGAAGCATTAAATGCATTTTCCGCTCTACCTTGGCTAGTCAATACAGGGCCTCCAAACTGGTCAGTAACATTTCGCCAAGCACTTCCAAGACCGCCAAAACTTGCAGAAACGCCCGCAAGCCCATGACCACCCGTAGCGGGTGCGCCAAAAGCGGGGTTATACCCCCCTTGAATTCCAGCATCAGAAACTATGCCGTTATTGAGGGCCGCATACTCCCCAAGTGAAGGCCCAATCATGGCCGCAAAAGTTTCGGCACTAGGTATTCCTAGTGTTTCAGGTTTTTTACCTATATCGGTATCAGCCTCTGCTTTAATTTCATTAATGCCCACAATATCGGGGGCAGCAAACATCCTATCTGCTTCGTCTGCGGCGCTATAAGGGGTTAATGCTTCGTTGGCTTTATTTACCTCTGCTTGATATGCTTCTGGGGATAAAAACTGATTGCTAAAATTTACAGGCGCAAAACGGTCACCCCGCTCAAGGTTATTTATTGCATTTGCATTGTCTTCCGCCGTATACATCCCCAAAGGGTTTTCCTGTACAAACCTGTCACTGTATGGGCTATCTAATTTGTTAATCTGGTTTTGTAAAGAAGATATTTTGTCCGATAAAGCAAGCCCTGAGTCCCCCTCCACAACGCTAGGGTCCGCATTAACTAAATTAACTGATTTTTGCAATTCGCGCTGTAAAGTAGCTTTTTCAAACTGTTTTTGTTCAGCAGCAGCAATTTGTGCTTTTGTCGCCCTTTCTGCTGCATCTTCAGCTTCAATCTGAGCAAACGGGTCTACGGGTTTATTCGCCTCTATTGCACGTTGTTGAGCAAGCCCTTGTAGTTTATTTTGGTCTGCTAAGGCCATATTACCACCGGCTGTAGTCCCTGCTGGTATTGAATCCCCCGGAGCAAATAAATTACCATATCGGTCTCTAAAAAACGCTTTGTCAGTATAGGCAGTGCCAGCGGGGAAAAACCCTGCCGGTTGGGTAGAGGGGTCAGCGTATTTCCCTACTTGATTTAACGTAGGGTCGGAGCTAAAGAACCCAGCAAATGGGTCGCCTTTTACTTGCCCGCTTGCTGGGGCTAAGCCGCTTTCAAGACTACGTAGTTCAGATCCCCGCAAAGGGTAACCAGAAACATCCGTACGCGAACTTAATGGGGCGTCAGCAAAATTACCGGAAGGGTAAGCAGCAGGAGTTTCAGGGTTATAACCGCTTGGGAGCCCCACCATGCCTACACTTTTGGGATTGCTAACATCAGGCCCCATAAATTCTTGGAACTTGTCGTAGGCAAATTTTAACGGGGAGGTAATAAGCCCTAGCGCATCTTGTGCTAAGGCCGTATTAGGGTTTTCTAACCGCCATGCTTCTTTTTCCGCATCGCTCATTCCAGCCCATCGGGCGCTAAAGCTATTTGGGTCTTCGGGTTCACGATTACCACCACCGCCACCACCATCGCCACCACGGGCATTAGCGCGCATTCTTGCGGCGTATTCTTCTGGAGTTTCCGCAGGGGGTGTAGCAGGAGCATATGAATTACCCCCAGACTTCCACCATTCGTACTTGTTGGTGGGTGAAGTTGCAGCAGCGCCTGAGTTAGCCACTCGTTGGAGGTACTCGGCAAAAAGTTGCTGCTGGTTGCGTGGCGCAGAAGTAATACCGCCGGTAGCCATGCGTGTAACGCCCCCCTCAGCAGCGTAGTAGGGGCGGTTGTAGGTCTGCTCTACACCTTGCATGTTGGGCTTGGGTAGTGGGTTGCTCCAGCCGGGGTAGTAGCTAAGTCCAGCCCTAGGTCCACGGTCAGTATCCGCAGCCTTTTGAGGTGTTTTGTTTTCGTCGGGGGCTATCGCGGCTAAGCCTACACCAAGAGACGTAAGTGGATTGGCCTTGATGTAGTTGATTGCGTTGGTTCCGCTGGCCCCAGCTTTGAGCGCATCAAAACGCTGCCCCATAGACATACTATCCAATGCCGCTGCTTGTTGGGCTGCTTGGGCCGCAGGGGTTGCCGCCGCCGCCGCTTGGGCTGCTTCTGCTGGTGCTGCGCTAGCAAGAGAAAGATATTCGGGTTTATTGGTGAAGCTGCTTAAGCTGCCTAAAGAAGAGCCAGCAGTCGAAGGCGTGGCAGCAGAAGCACCAGTAAGGGCATATGGAGATGTTGCGCCCGCAGGGGTCTCAAGTACCGTCGCAGGAGCCGCAACACCAGCATTCATAAAAGCCCCAGCCATACCCGCACCGCCGTACGCACTGATACCCGCCATCATTCCCTTCTTTAGGTCTCCACCGTTAGTTGCAGCGGACGTAGCTCCAACAGCCAATGCCGCATAGCCAGCGGGTACACCCATAGCGGCTAATCCAGCGCCAGCGGCTATAGGTAGCAGAGCAGACAGGAACCCAGCTTCGGGAAGTCCAGTGTGGGGGTTGGTAGTCAGGGAACCGCCGTGCTGCTGAGCCAACGCTTGCAGACTTGCTACCTCTCCGGGGGTCATATGGACGAGCGTAGTGTCGGGCCCACGCCCATGAGCGGCTAGGTGTTTGGCAGCGAGTTGTATGCTCATAAAAAGTCCTTAGACGGCAGTATGTGCCATTGTATCTTTTAACCTATTTTCCAGTTGGTTCCGTCCGAGTAGACGGGGACTTTGTTAGCCCCACCTCCAGCTACGGTAGAAGCAAAAACAGCTAGGGTGGCATCCGATACAAAAGACCGTGCTCCAACCCCGGCAGTAGCTGCGCTGGGAAGGGTAGCTACCGTGTAAACGGTTGGAGTTGGGATGTACGTGGAAGCCGAACTAAACTGCCCCAGCAAGTTATCTACTTGGTTGAAGTACAACCGCAAGATGTTATTAAGCTGGTTGATGTAGTTGATGTCGTATTGCACAGTAGCCGCAGGCAAGCGCGGCGCAACTATCCGGTTAAGGGCTGTATCAGAAGTAACAATATAGGTCATCGTCTGCCGTCCGGTCTGATGTCAATACGGGGAGCGCCAAGCTGCCACTGCGTACCGATTGTGTTGGATGAAATCTTCATTTGCATTTGGCGACCACGGATGCGGATGTAAACCTGCCCTGTGAACTCGTCTACATTGATGACCGATGGCGCAGAACCGTTGTAGGTCACCGCAGCATTGCCGGTCTGCGTAATGCCTGAGCCAGAATTAGTAAATCCTTGCAGGTACATAGTCACAGCAGGCGTTGTACCACCCGTAGAGCCTCGGAACGTCAGGTCAGGAATCATGCGGTACACAAACGCAAAGTTGTGTCCGTCCCCAATGTCGTATTGAGCGGATGTGATGTACGCCTCAATCGGTAGGACTGTGCCTGTCTCGTTGTTATCCACACCAAATTCATGACTAACAATGTTGTAGCTGTATGTAGCAGCAAGGGGGTAATTGCGCAGCCCGGTATCTAACCAAGCTGTACGAGCCATAGTACCGTACTGCCACACGTCTTCTGCGTAGTTGTAGATGACGTACCTGTCGATGGTGTTGCTGTCCTGTGAGCAGTAAAAGAACCAAGCCTCATTGAAGCCTTCATTGGTACTAGCAAACACTTGGTCAAACTGAGACTGGTTAATGTCGTTGTAGATGAATTGCCGCAAGTCACAGCGAAGAGTCTGAATCCGTCCGTCGTACTTGTAGAACTTGTCCACACCCATCCAGTAGGTAATCCCGGAAGCCATAGCCGCAGCGTTTGGCCCTGCAATAGATACGTTGTCGGCAAGTAGCTGAGTTCCCCACACATAGGGTGGCCCAAGGTACTGCAAAGAATACAACGCTTGGTCAGTCCAGACCACAATCTCCTGACGGCTTTGCAGCGTAGTGACAATCTTGGAGCCATGAGACAAGCGCACGCTCCCTGCTTGGTTAGTCACCGCTGGATACCACGTAGTCAGCGATTCTTGGTCAGACCACCGAATGAGCATGGGGTCAAGGATAGTGCTGCCGTAGTCGTTTGTGCCAAATACAAGTAAAAATCGACTGACATCTGAAACAGTGAACGTATTTTGGTACAGCGGGGTGTAGCCGTCTGCACCTGCAAGTGAGGAGAGCAAAATGCCCCGCTGGGAGATTGACTGCGTGCCAGATTGCGTACCAGTCGTAGTGATTGCAGCACCTCCATAAGTAGCTGCCAAGTTAAACGTACTAGCCGTAAGATATTTTGTCCAGTATGTAACCCCCGGCAACAACCCAGTCGGCAACCACCCCGTGGTAGACAGCGTGATAGGAGTCCCATCTGCAAGATTTATGCTAGCCGTAACTACGCAAGGGGCTGCAATGGTCATGGTTATAGTAGACCCACTAAGGCCTATAGTGGCATCCCAGTAATACATCGGAGACCCACGGGGGCCGTACACAAGGTTCTGCCCCCAGTTAATTTGATTCCAAATACGAATAGCATCCGTAGACGTTGTGCCAATACCCCAAGCTCCAGAACCCCAAGTGCCTGCGCCCCACCCGTTTAATGGAACAGTATCCGCAGGGCCGGTCTTAATTTGATAGACAGCGTAGATTGTTCCACCGCCAGACGAGCTTGCAGAGGCTGTGCCTGTGACTGTGATTTTGTAAGTCGTGGAACTTACGTCCGTAATCTGATACTGCGTACCAGTCGTGATAGTGATGCCGTTGAACGTGACCGAAGCCGCGCCAGAGCAGTAGTAGGTAACGTAGTTGTTGTTGCTGAACCCGCCGTTGGCATCTGTTACGGTGACCGTCGTGGTTGTGCCTGTATTAGTAGACGTAGCCGTTGTAAATGGGTTGGTTAGCGTAGTTGTGGCACGTATTGGCGTGATATCGTTGTAGACCCCGCCGCTCTCAATATAGAACTTTAGGTTTGTACCCACACCAAGCAAGTTTAAGGAGCCCAGCGTTATCCAGTTCCATAGGGAGCGGCATATACCGAGGAACGTATTTGTAGAGATGCGTTGCCAGCCACCAATTTTCTCAGGTGTACCTTGACGAAACCGAACCTTGTCGGACTCGTACCAACCGCCCTCATTAGTGTATCGGGTGTTCTCCCTGTTTACACCGGGCTTGAGGAGGACTTTTTGTAGTGGCATGGTGACGGTTACACGTTCCGTTCAAAGTGCGGGCAGTCTACCAAGCTCTTGAAGTTTCCGCCCCAGCGGTTCTTGGGGTGCAGGCTTTCCCAGTATGCACCAAGCGAAGCAAGGATGGCTTTGTCCCAGATTATCTTCCCATCCAGAAAGAAGTTGAAATCAATGGCGCATCGCTTCAGGTGGATGCTGTTCATGGTCTTGCTGCGGCCTGTTTTAAAGTAAATGGCCTGCTGCTCTGGAGTACGGGCAAGCTCACCGCCGGTGACCACAAAACCTCGATTGGTTGCGTATTCAACCAGCTTGCACACATCCAACAGGAAAGCCGCTTGTTCAGCTACTAAACTCATACAAACCCCTTTTTTGAACGATCAAATCAATGCACGTTGCGTCCACTTTTGCGCCCAGCTTGATGTACTCTTGCTTCTTTTTCTCAGCCGCTTCCATGCACTGTTGCCTGTCGGTATAGTGGGAAAGCTGCTGCAAGAACTCGCAATGCCCATTCATGCAGATGTACAAGACGGGAATGAAGATGCTCACTTGTTGCTCCGCATTTCTATAATCTTCTCAGCCGTCCTGCCAGCAAAATATGCGCCCATCACTAGCTGTCCCCAGCCAGCGAGCAAATTAACGTACCCCTCGTTAGCGTTGTACCCAAAAGCCGACATGGTTGTAAAAATAAAATAGGCCAACAAAATAGCCAAAAGGCATATAGGCCGGATGTTCTTTGAAAGCCAAGAGTCAGAAGACATGTCTGCCCGCCAGCGGTCAGTGATGTTGTCGGCATCGTTCTGCGCGGCCTTTGCAACCAATTCCATTTCAGCCATCTCCAGCTTGGCTTTCTCAATGCCTAGTTCAATCAGGCGCTCTTCATGGTGAAACTGCAACTCGCGCAGCTTCTCAACGTCTTCTGGTGTAGGGTTGTCGGGTATCTTCACGCCCAACGTGTTCTCCACCACTTCTTTGCCTTTGGCTTGGATGGCACTGGACAGCAGACCTAGCCCGTTTTGAGCCAGTGTGCTGAGTAACATACCGATGATTGGAATCATGCGCGTCTCCCCAAAAATAGAGTTGTGAAAAAATAACTCAGGCCGATAGCCGCCAAAAATATTGCAATCCAAAAGGCCATACTGACAGCCTCCATTATCTGCTGACGCTTCTTGGCCTTAGCCAGCGCTGCTTCCATCTCCGCCTTCTTGCGCTTCTGGATGATGTTGTTGCGTTCCAGCAGCACACCCTCCCACACATCCGCATTGCCCGACCAGATGAGCATGTTCTTGAGTTCCGTCTCGGCTTCGGCAAGCTGCTTGGCCTGCATCACCGTTTCCAGCGCTTGCGCCGTGTCGCTCTTGAACTTCTTGGGGTTGTTCGCCGCCTGCTGAACAACGTCCTTGGCCTCAAAAAACTTACCCAAATCAGATGCAATGCCTTGGACATCCTTGCCCAGCTTGATGGCTGCTTGGATTCCTTTCACCGCTGCCTGAGCGGCTGCAAATGCGGTGAACGGGTCTATCATTTTCGGTTCACTACTACCCAGCGGCAGATGCGTCCGTCCTTATCTACAAACTCGTTTGTGCTTGGCTTGTCATCTTTCTTGGGAATGCGGCAGACCAACACCGTTTTTGTCTCGGTATTGGGCCACGGGCTGTCAGCAGATGCAAGCTGGTCAATCACGGGTGGGCTGCTTTGTAAGCATCAAATTCTGCTCTGAGTTCGTTGATGGCTGCAACAAGCAGTGGGATGGTATCGGTATAAGACATACCCAGCGTTCCCGTTTCTGGGTTCTGCACGTTGACTGCTTCAGGCAGCACTGCTTGAACGTCTTGGGCAATTAAGAACGGGCGGCGGGTTTGCGTTGTGTCATTGTTGAAGTAGCCAATAACGGTGCGGAGCGTAGCAAGTTTTGCAGATGCATTTTCAATTGGCTCAACAATAGTCTTCATGCGCTCATCAGAAACAGAGTTCCAACTATTGCCGGTATTGGTTAAATAAACTCCAGAAGTTCCAATAGTAGTACCCCCGGTGGTGATATAAAAATTGCTATCGCCACCGTCGCCAAATCCTATATTAACTTCAACTTGGGCGGTTTTAAACATGTAGATAGATAAGGGCGTACTTGCTGGTCCTACTATTTCAAGTTTTGATTCGCCCGACCTGTTTGCAACTGCGCCAATTAGTAACCGTCCGTTATGGCGACCACTGGTGTTCTGAAGTCGCATATCTTCCCTGTATGCGCTACTTGCATAACGGCTAAATGTTAAGTCGCCATCAGCCGAATTGCATCGCAATCCATAGCCGTCAGTTGCATTGCTTTGTTCTAGCTGAAGTTGGTATCCAGAAGTTCCTTGCTTAACCGTTACGTTAGCGCTTGCATTTGGCGAAGTAGTACCAACCCCCACTTTGCCGCCGTAAGGCTGAATTAGTAAATCCCCAGCAGACGAGCCGCCAGCACTCATCTGTATGTAAGGGAGGTCGCTGGGGCCAGAACCAAACTGCAATGAATACCCCGATGTGCTTTTTGGTATGATGTTGAAAGCCGCCAAAGAGTAAGCAGTTGCTAAAGATGATGCATTGCTTGTTCCACCAACAACGGCTAGCTTTGCAACAGGTGAAGCAGTTCCAACCCCCACGTTGCCGCTTGCATATAAGTCAGTAAACGCCCCCGCACCAGAGGTGTTGGCTACCTTTACAAAGTCTGTGCCGTTCCAAGCACACACGGCTTTTTCGCCTTGGACGATAGTTACCCCGGTGGTAGGGCCAACGCCGCGCAGCACGATGCTCTGAGTGCTGGAGCTTTTATTGATAACAACGTACACTTTGGACTGCGCTGGGGCTGTGATGTTACGGGTTACCGTGCCCCCTGCTGTCCACAAGATGATGGCTTCACGGGCTTCGTTGGCAGCACCGGTAGTTGTGGACAGCGTAATGTCTGCGTCTGTGCTGATTGTGGTTGTGCCTGAAACGGCAGAGTCCAGCAACGAGGTAATAGAGTTGTTAACCGTATCGCCCCACGTACCAGACAGTTCTCCAGTGACTGGGAGCGCCAGACCAAGTAGTGATGTATATGCAGTAGTCATGTGTTACCTCAAGTTACTATTTCCGTCCAATTAGCGGTTTGGGTACTGCTTATTGAGCCCCAGTTTGCTGTTTGTGAATTGCCTATATTTTGCCAGTTTGCAGTCTGCATGTCATCAATCAACTTCCAGTAGACAGCGATAACAACACCGATATCTCCTTGTGCGTAATTGCCCGTCAAAACAAAACTTCTTGGCCCTAAACTGACCGTACCAACTGCGCCGCTGGCAGACCTGCCAGATAACGCAATAATTGTCTCAGGCCCAACTGTTCCAATGAAGCCCGCTGCTGTATCTGGCAACAACGGGACAATGACCTGACCCAACGCCCCAACAGCCCCAACACCGGTCAAAGCCTCTGCGTTGGTTACTGCAACTGTTCCAACTGCCCCGCTGGCAGACTTGCCGCTCAAAGCAAAGGACGTATCCCTCGTTAGAGTTCCAACTGCGCCAGTAGCCACATCGCCGGTCAGGGCTACTGTTCTAGTAACGCCCAGCGTTCCTACGCTGCCTGTGGCTGCATTGCCTGCTAGGTCAAACGCTTTGCCCTGAGTAACCGTACCAACCGCGCCTGAAGCCGCCACGCCGCTCAGTGCAACCGTAATGACCGGGCCAACCGTACCTACGAACCCGCTTGCAATGTCCCCCGTCTCTGCTGCGGACTGGCTTGGAGAGACTGTGCCTACCGAACCTGTTGCTGAATTGCCGGTGAGGGCAATCGTAATTCCCGGAGTCGCCGCTCCCACGGCCCCCGAGGCGGTATCTCCTGTTATCTGAAAAGCACCGCCCCAGCCGTTAGCGCCCCAAGTATCGTCGCCCCAGCCGAGAGACACAGCCTATCCTTACGTTGTAGCCAACCGCAGCAAGCCAGTAGTCGTAGTATTGGAAGGCATAGTCAGTGTGAATGTGCCCGCCGTGATGGTCTGGTCACCAAACGTGTAAACGGCCACAGCCTTGTTGCTCTGCGTGGAGTTGTAGACCAAGACCGCGTTGAACGCTGTAGTGATAGTCAGTGCAGTCCAAGAGAAACTTGCCGTAGGAGTCCAGTACGCCACACCGGCAGTCGCCGAACTGTTTGTCGCAATCGGAGCCGTACCGTTGGTCACCGTGACACCGCCAGCCGTGTATCCAGAGCCGGACGTATTGGTCACTTCACCAGTGGTGGAGTACGCGGTAGTGGCTGCATTAACGGTTGCAGAGGTGAAGTAAAGCGCAGCTTTAAACGTATCGGCAGTGGTAGCCGCACGAATAGGAGCCACACCAAAATTGTGCGTTCCAGTCATCAGTTCCCCCATGAAGGAGGTACACATTGAAGCAGTATTTGCCATGATTAGTCCTTAAAAAGTACCGGTTTCGCCGCCAAATGCGGGCATTTTCTTCAGCGTCACATGCACAGACCGGTGAACCAATTCACCATCTAGCCAGTATTCCGTCCACGTAGTCGCTTCATTGTCGTTGTCCACCGTGCCGGTACGGTGTTCCAACAGGGAATCATCCATGTCGCCTTTGGTCGTAGTGACAATCAATTTGAACTCCTGATAAGTGCGGTTGTGGAAGTGTTGGCAGGCATGGTGATTGTAAAGGTCGTGGTTGAGGTTTTGTCTGCCCCAAAGTCAATCACTGCAATGGATTTGTTGCCTTGCGTCACGTTGTAAATCAATGCACACCGGGCGGTGATTGCTGCTGTCCAAGCTGTGTTTGCCCAGTTTACATAGGCCGTGTAGCCAGAAGAATTGATAGCTACCCCAGTCAGCGTATTGCCGCCCGCTGTATAGCCAGACGCTACAACTTCATTGGTGGTTGAGTAGACCGTGGTATCCGCATTCAGATTAGCATTGCCTGTGTACAGCGCAATCTTGAGGGTATCAGTAGCCAAGTTGTGGACGGCCTGATACAACTCCTTCTTGAAGCTGGTAGTCTGCGTTTGAACAATGCTCATGTTACCGCCTGCCTATACTGACCGCTGCGATACGCATCTTGCCGTTCCAGACCATCGCCCAGACGTTTAGCCAGTGCAAGGGCTTCCTTGTACTTGCCTTCATACAACGCAATCAGGTCGGGCTCACCCTTCATAAAGGTGTATGCCTCTACCAACGACCCATACAGCAGCACCGTATCAAAGTTGTCGCCCAGCCAAGTCGTAGAAGCAGTGACAATAGACGCAGGGTAATAGTAATAGTGCAGTTCAGCGGAGTAGGTTGCGTCAGGTGTTGGGCCAAGGATGAACGACAACTCGTTGCTGATAGTCGAGCCTGATACTGTCGGGCCAAACAAGGCGTAGTACTTGGGCGTTCCGGTGTCAGTCGGCGTAGGGTATGCCTCACGCATAAAGTTCACATCCTTATTGAGCAAGAACGTGTACGGGCCGGAACCAGAAAAGATAGCCAAGGAATACGAAGACAAGAAGTCGTCGGGGCAGGACAGGTATTTATTACCGGATGTGATTGTCCCCGTCACGTTCTTACGTAAGAAGGGGAACTGTACCGAGTTGTATATACGCTGCTCTGCTTGCTGGATGAAACGGTTAATCTGAGCCGTAGACGAGACCGTAGACGAATCCGCAAGGGTAATCGTCGGAAAGTTGTTTTCCGTGTAGGTCTGTATCGCCGATACAAGCTCAGAGTAGTTCATGCCATCGGGCCCCTTGCCATCAGGCCTTTGGTAGCTGCGCCAGTTCCCCGTACTTTGATGCCATCGGTTTTGGTGGGCTCGTTACCAGCAGATTTGCTCAACCCACCAAGGCTAACGTCCAAACTGTCCAGCTTGCTTTTGTTGGGTTCTTTACCGGGGCTTGCAGCAATCTTCATCGCCTTGCCATCCATCGTGTGCGGAGCCGCGTAGACGCTGGCTTGGCCAACTTCTTTGCCGCCTTTTTTCATACTGTATGCCATGATTTACCCCGTTTTCTGGCTAGCTGCACGAGACAGATTACGACCAAGACGCATACGGTCATCCGTAGTGGGCCCACCTTTTTTCAACTTCAACGAAGTGCCCTTGCCGCCCTTATGCTCTTGCGCATCGTGCTGCTTGAACGCCTTCTTAATCATGGCCTTGTCTTGCGCCATATCACTTTTCATGCCTTCTTTAGCCATCATGGACTCCTATGAAACCGTTACTGTTACCGTGCCAACACTCGTGGTTCCGACCAAGTAGTTGGGTGTCAGACCCACATCAAAATTACTAGCTCCGCCAATCGGATTCCATCCCCACTGGATGTCTCTACTACCCCCACCGGGGTATCCCAACGTATCCAACCCAGAAGCTACATAGCTGCGGTCGGGGCGCGGATTACGTAAAGCCTGTGGGTCATCTACAGGAAACATACCTAGCTGTAGTTGCGGTTGGTCAGGGTCCCAACATGCTGGGCATACTAGCAGATTGTAGTTCTTCGTCTTGATAATTTCTGTGCGCAGAACCTTCAACTTAAACCGCTGACCGCAGCGGTCACATTCGGAGATTGCATTCTTGCCAGAAGCAAATCTATTACCCATGACTACCGCCCAATATAGGTCTGACGCGGCACCAAACGCAGGGCCGCTTTCTCATGGTCTTCATAGGCTGCAAGTTCCCAAGCCTCGTCATACTGGGCCTTCAGCATAGGTATGCGCTCCATGCCTGTAGGAATTTTGCCCGCGATGTGAAACGCTAGCCCTGCTGCCATGCAGGGGATAAACCGGAATGGTACGTCCATGATGTTCACGCCACCGCCAGCATCTTGGGTACGGCGCAGACGCCAGTAAGCCAGTGTGTATGTTTGCGCGTTGTCAGGTGTAGGCCAGACGGTCACGGCGGGAAGCTGTTGCCAGTAGACGGTAGCCCCAGAAGTGTGCGCCGCAGCGATGGTATTGTTCTGCGCACGAAAACAGCTATACAGGGTATTCCCTGATATGTAGCCGTAGTTGATGGTCTCTGAGTCAATCTTAATAAACCCAGAAGCAGGCAGGCCCACTGTGGAGCTAAGGGTAATCTGGGTATCCGTGCTCGTGATTGTGCTAGCTAAGGTCAACCCCACTACCGAAGTCTGGCCGTTGTACCGTTGAATCCAAATCTGGATAGGCCGCGCTTGGGTCAGCTTGTTAGGGATAGTGGCGTAGGTAGAAACACTGATGCGGGTAATGGTCAGGTCGGCCTGATTGGAAGTGCTGTTGGCATCCGTGCGGATTAGGTGCTCCAGCAAATCAATCGTATCGTCAGGCAGGGGGTAGGTGTTCTGCCCTTGCACCAACTGAATTGTGCCCGGCTCAATCGTCCACAGGTTAATGCCTCGGTTAGCCCAGTCGGCAAACATGATGTTGAGGCTGCGCCGCGCTGTGCGCAGGTCATAGCCCGTACGTAGTTCGCTTCCAGCCCGCTCAAAAGCCTCCTCGACCAACTCGGTGAGGTCGAGGTTAAAAGCTGTGGAGCCGGAGGTATTTGCCATTATTTCTTCAGACCTTTAAGGGTTTCAGCCAGACGGGCACGTTGACCCATCTTGCCGGGAGCTTTTGCAGCCTTAGCAAGCTTTTTAGCGGGGATAGGCTTATCGCCCTTCACACCAAGCGATGCACGCAGTGCACCGGGCTTTTTAATTGCTTTCTGAATCCACTTCTCGGCCATTATCTGTACCTCGCTGTTTTACTTGCAATGCTCTTGGGCTGGGCTACGAACTGTTTACCTGCTGCTTTACCCGCACGTTTGGCTTTGGTGGTTGCAGCGTACTCGGATGGGGACAAGGACTTTATAGCAGCTTCAGGGAGGTATCGCTCACCTGTTTTTGACGATGGCTTTCCCGACTTAGTGCGCCATTTCTGGTCACCCCAAGCTTTGAGGGATTGCTGCGGTGCTTTCAATCTCTGTACCCTCCGCCTGCTTTCTTGTAGCGTTGTGCCACCATCTGAGCCTTACGGGCCGACCATTGCCCTGCGCCCGTGCCTGCTGTAGCTTCTGCCTTCACAGCATTAAAGATGCGCTTACGCAGTCCGGGCTTGGTATAGTTTCCCGCAGCATTCACTTTGGATTCCCCACCAGCAGCCATTTTCTTGGGCTTCTTGCCCGCTGTTTTCATAGCAATAGCGGTGGCTGCTTGTTGTGCTAACCCACCACTTTTGTACTCGGCAAAGTCGGTGTTATCCCGACGCGCTTTCTTCTTCGCGCCGGGCATCTTGGATGGGTTGATATCGCCCATGCCGCGAGAAGCAATCATTTAGCACATCTTTCCACGGGTTTTACCCTTAGATGCAATGCCGTCCGCACGACTAGAAGCAGAACCACCAGAAGCCATCTTCTTGACCGTACCACCTTTTTTCATGCCGGACGATAGTGCAGCATTATCGCGGGCTATACGGGCTTGCCTATCGGCTAGCATGTTTTTTATACCATCAAAATCCCCTCTGGCTCTTACGGTTTTAGCGTAGTCAGTGTCACCGATAGACATAGAACCTTGGTTTTCTTTCTTAGCAGGAGCGGTGTTTTTAGCTGAGCTACTACCGGGGCCCATTTGACTACCAGCATACGGAGTTGCGCTTGGCCCTGCTTTTGCAGCCATTTGGGTTTTTGCAGGGGTAGCAGCAGGAGCGGAGCCATCTCGACGCTTCAGTCCCAACTGCTTGTTCATGTAGTCACGCAAGCTAAGGCCCGAGGCATCTAGCTCTTCTTTAGTGACTTTAAGACGGCTTTGGTCGGGATGTTTAGGGGCAGCAACAGTTTTTTCTTCGCTGTCAACCACATCACCGTCAGCATATCGTTTCATCATTTTAGTTGCCATGATTTTCTCCTTAGCAGGCCATGCCGCCCTTGTTGAGCATTTTGCCTTTGGTCTTGCCCTTAGAAGCAATACCATCAGCACGACTAGAAGCAGAACCACCAGAAGCCATCTTCTTAGTAGCGCCGCCTTTTTTCATCATCATTTGCTTTTTGTCCAGCGCCATGTCGGCTTTGGAGCCTTCTTTCATTCCTTTTTTCTCTTTGTCTTTACCAGACTTTTCAAATTTAGCCATGAGGGCTGCGGGCATTTTAGAGGCCATAGTGTTTCCACCTTTCTTAAATAGTTCCATTTTGCCTTGTCGAGTTTCAGGCTTG